TATTAATAACTATACCACCAGTAGGAAAATCTGGTCCTCCTAATATCTCAAATAATTCTTTATTTGTAATTTTGGGATTTTCTATATATGCAGTAACACAATCAATTACATTATATAAATTATGAGGAGCGAAGCTACAAGCCATACCAACAGCTATTCCAGTTGCCCCATTTACTAAAAGATTTGGATATCTACTTGGTAAAACTATAGGTTCTTTTCTAGATTCAGAAAAATTTAATTTCCAATCTACTGTATCTTTATTAATATCTCTAACCATTTCTTCTGCTATTTTAGATAATTTAGCTTCAGTATATCTCATATGCGCAGGAGAGTTACCGTCAATATCTCCAAATGCGCCATGTCCATCAATTAAAGGGTATCTTAAAGAAAAATTTTGTGCTAATCGTACCATGGCTTCATAAACAGAAGAATCTCCATGCGCATGATATCTTCCCATTACATTACCAACTGTGGCCGCAGATTTTTCATACGGTTTATTATTAAATAATCCTTCTTCATACATAGTATAAATAATACGTCTATGGACAGGTTTTAATCCATCCCTAACATCTGGAAGGGCTCGATCTGTAATTACTGATAAAGCATAATCTAAGAAAGACTGAGAAACTTCTTCAATAATATTTGTAGGAAATATTATTTCTTCTAATTTATCTATCATATAATAAAATTATTCTCCTTCTTCCAAAATATCTTCAAAATTTGATTTATTTAAATATTCTAATTCTAATTTATCAATAGTTTTTTTTGCTAATTCATCTGCTAAATCATGAAATTTATCTCCATTATGTCCTTTAATTTTTTCAATTTGGATATATCTTTCCCATAACATAAGATTATAAATTTCTTTTATCAAATTTAAATTTTCAGGAGTTTTTTTATCTGTTTTTTTTATCCATCCATTATTATACCAGGAATACATCCAACTATTTACAGTATTTACCACATAAGCAGAATCACTATATATTTTAATTGGTTTATTTACTTCTTTTCCTTTTAAAACTTTAGCTATTTTAATACTTTCTAAAACTCCTGTTAATTCCATTTCATTATTTGTAGTATTAATTTTATTTCCATTAATAGTTTTTATAATTTTATCATTAAAAGTAATAACTATTCCATATCCACCAAAATTAGGTTTATATCCATTATTAGAACAAGATCCATCACAATATATTTTTATCATTTTGTATTTTACTCCATTAAGTTTTGCAATTCATCTATATCTAATTCATAATTAATATCTATTTCATAATTTTTTAATTTTCTTTTAACTCTTTGTCTATTATGATCTTTAGAATATTTATTATAAATAGTTTTATTAGATTTTAAACTATAATCTTCAAGATTAGTTTCATCTATTTTTATAGATTTTTTTAGAACAACTTGGTCTTCCAATACAAAAACTCCTTTATTTTTAATCTTATTTCTTTTTTTAGACATTATAGACTATCTTCACTTTCATTAATAATATTATTTTTAGTTTTAAATATTTTAAAAGAATGTTGAGATAAAATTAAACTAGGTGTCCATCCACTTGTTACTTGACTATCTGTGGCTAACCAAATTTTTTCATTATCTCGTACTGCTACTACAACACTCACAACACTCACCCTTTTTATTATATATTTATATTAGCTTTATATGCATTTTCTTCAATAAATTCTTTTCTTGGAAGAACGCTTGTTCCCATTAATTGATTAAACATTAAAGCTACTTTATATTCATCCTCCATTTGGATCTGTTTTAATCGGCGTTTAGAAATATCAATAGTAGTTTCTTTTAATTCTTTTGGATCGAGCTCTCCTACATATTTATCCATTATTTCTAATGGTACTGACTATTTCTTCTCTCAGGCTACTTATTAACTGCCTTCATTGAGCTTACTGTTTCGACCTACGTGCTAATAGTAGGGCTACTTCCCAACAACGGGAATAGTCGATACAAAATTTTATACTATAACATGCTTCCAAGATTGATTATACCAAACTTGTTCGAAAGATCCAAAAGTTAATTTATCTTTGTAATTTTGATAGACTTTTTTTCTATCTTCGCCATTGTTTTTTCTCACTCTTATATTTTTTACATCTTCTTCATTTATTTTACTAGTCCCATTGAAAGAACCAATATTTGCTGTATGAGAAGCATGATAATTTTTATTTTCTTGAGTAAAAACTTCAGGCATTATATTTCTCCAAGTAGTGCCTTGCCATATTTTATTAAAACCATTTCTAGCAATTCTATCTTGATATAATAAATATACTTCTGCTTTTCTTTCTAAGTTTTTATATCTTATTCTAATATCAATAACATCTTTTTCTGTTAATTTCGAATTAGGATGTTTTTCACCATTCCTATCAAAACTACCAATATCTCCTCCAATAGTTTCATTATATCCATTTATATAACTATTGAATTTTTTTATATAAAAACATTCTTTTTCAATAAGTTCTTTTTTCGAACATGTCTCTAAAATATCAAAAGAAAAATTCTCTATTCCATATTTTCTAAATGCTTTATATAAAGTTTTATTATATTGATTTATTGATTTTTCATAGTTTTTATGTTCTTTGAATCTTTTATTTATATCAATAGAACATCCTATATAAATTTTGTTATTAATATTATTTGATATTTTGTATATTCCAATCATTTATTTACCTCCAATTATTTTATTGAAGATAATATAGTATAAAATTTCACGAGATTATCTTCATACTATATCAAAATTCTTTTAAGTAAATTTATGTAATTCGCCCAATCCTTTTGATATAAGTCAGACTTCCTCGTTAGCCTAAATTTCTTTAGACCCCAGCAGCAAACTGGTTAAGTAAGTAAGGGCCAGACTATCTCTTACCCTTTAAAGTATTGAACTTCAAATTTCTCTCCTTTATGATTTTCTTTATATTGGTTTAATTCAAAATCATCTAATAAATATTGGAAGTTTTTTCCTTTTATAATTTTATATAAAGGAGACATTGCTAAATAAATATGTCCATTTTGAATTAATTCTTTCATATATTTAAAAAAGAATGTTAAAAGAAGAACTCTGATGTGACTACCATCTACATCTGCATCAGCTAATATTATAATTTTATTATATCTTAATTTATTATAATCAAAATTAACACCAATACCGCATCCAATAGCAGAAACTAAAGCTTTAATTTCTTTATTATTTAATAATTTTGTTAAATCATTCTTTTCTGAGTTTAAAACTTTACCTTGTAAAGCCATAATAGCCTGAATATTTTTATCTCTTGCTGCTTTTGCGCCGGAGCCCGCAGACTGACCTTCAACTAAAAATAATTCAGTAATATCACTATCTTTACTTAAACAATCACTTAATTTTCCTTGAAGAATAGAACTTAAAGTTGATTTATTCTTTTCTCTAACTATAGCTTTTGCTTGTCTTGCTGCTAATCTTGCTTTTTTACTTAATATAGCCTTATTAACTATAGCCTTAAGTTCATTCGGATTATTTTCAAACCATTTTCGTAACTCTTTACTAACTAACCGTTCAACAATTAATCGAGCCTCTCCAGAAGTCAACACATTTTTTGTTTGTCCATTAAAAATTGGTTCAGGCATTTTTAATGATAATACTAATGTTAATCCTTCTTTTAAATCTTCTCCTGTAAAATTTTCATCTTTATCTTTTAATAATTTTTGTTCTCTCGCGCATTCATTTATTGTTCTAGTCATAGCAGAACGAAACCCTGTTAAATGGGTCCCTGCAGTATTAGGTATATTATTTGTATATAATTTTATTGTTTCAGAATACCCTGTATTATAACATAAAGCAAGAGCAACTGAATATCTATCTTCATAAGTTTCTGCTTCAAAAATTCCTGTAATTTTTGAATTTTTAAGAATTAAAGAATTTATATAATCTACAATTCCATTTTGGGTTTGTAATTGAATTTCTGGTTCATTTTTATATTTAAAAATAATATTTAAACCTGAACATAAAAAAGATAATTCTCTTAATTGTTTTAAGAGCCTATCTTTATCTAGAGTTATACCTTCTTTAAAAATATAATTATCAGGCTTAAATTGAATAGAAGTCCCTCTTTGATTTTTCATAGGTTTTATTTTATAAGAAATTCTTTTTCCTCTTTCAAAACTCATTATAGCATTTTGGCCATCTCTAACAGAAGAAACATTAAAAAATTCAGACAACGCATTAGTAGCTTTTGCACCAACACCATTCATCCCACCAGAACTGTTATATCCAGCACTCCCACTAACATCGAATTTAGCTCCAGTATGTAGTTTTGTAAAAATATTTTCTAAAGTTTCTGAGCCATCTTCTTTTTGTCCAAAAGGAATGCCACGACCATTATCTGTAATTACGATTATATCATCTTCGCTTATAGATATATCAATTTTATTACAAGCACCAACTAAATATTCATCAATAGAGTTTGAAATAATTTCTAAAGTTATTTGATGTAATCCGTCCAAACCAATAGAACCAATATACATTCCAGGTCTTTTGCGAATTGCTTCCATACCTTCTAAAGTTTGTATATGTTCTTTAGTATAATTTTTATTCAAGTATTTTCTCCTTTCTTTTATTTTTTAATCCTTATAATAAATTATATTATATTTTTTTCTATTTGTCAAAAATTATAAGGATTAAAAAATAAGGCAGACTATAAATCCGTCTGCCAAGGACATTAATGATTTAGTTCTACTTAAATTTAATTTTTTAAAGTAAAGTTGGAGTACTTAATTCAACTAAAAATCCAAATTTACTTTTGATTAAAAAATATATTTCATAATTCACCAAGTTCATCTAGTATATTATCTAGCCTATCATGTTCAGACCAAATTTTACTTTGCATTTTTTCTAAAACTTTAAAATCTTCATAGATCATTTTATTAATAAAATCAATTTCTTTTTGCCTAGCGTTAAGCTCTTTGCGTTTTGCTTTTACATAAGCAATACGAACACCAATATCTCTATCAAATATATCAGGAGGCATACATCTAGCGATTCCTTTAAATTTCCCAAATCTAGTTCTTAGAATATAAATTACGATACCTTCTTTTGATTTTACAATAATTTTATACCGCCGACCAATATTATCCATTATTTTATATCTCCTTTATTTTTATAAGTTTATTAATTATTTCTTTGCTATCATCTATATCTCTTATTTCTATATGATTAGTTTCTTTTTTACAATAGATACAATAAAGTTTTTTATAATGTAAATACCCTCTTCGTTGATTTTTTTTCCTACTTATAGGAATACCTCGCGCATTACATTCACAACAAATAAAATTACTTATAGTAAAATCTCGAAATATCAAATAACATCACCTACTTTAAAATAAAAAATTTATCTTTTGGTTTTGTATTACTTATTTCATTTTCACAGTCAATACAAACAGTTCCAATAGATGGAATTAATCTTAATTTAGTAGAAAGGAAAGTTTCTTGACATACTTCACATGTTTTATATAATCTATGATAACAATCATAACAAACTTCAACATCTTCTGTTTCTATATAATAAATCTCATCTGGATGTATAATTTCTCCACAATCTGCGCAAGTAGTTCTTGATCGTTCCCAAGTACAACTTTCACAGCATCCAAATTCTCCTGAATTTGCTTCTTCAGTTCCACAAGATAAACAATTAAATGATTCTCCTATTTGGATAAATTTTGTGTATTCTTCTAATTTAGTGTCTGTTGAAATTCTAAATCTTATATCATTTCCTTCATGTAAATCGTCATAAAAACAAATATTATCTGGATATTCAAAAGGTTTTATTGCTAATTCAGTAAAAGTTGCTAATGAAATAGTTGTTTCTTTCAATGTATAAAATTTTTGGTATATTGGTAATAATAATTTATTAACTTCTTCTAATAATTGTTGAGAATCTCCTGGGTATTGTCTATTATAAACTATTATAATTTTATTTTCGTCATGTTTTATATGAATAAACATCCTCCAATATTTGGAATTCCATTCAAAATTATTTAAATCAATTAATTTTTTGTTATTATAATCATCTTCTGCAATGTAATAAGCTACAATAGTTGAACTATCTACCATATAATTGAAATTACCAGCTTTATAATCTCCATCTACTAAATTATGACAAGAACCCCATCTATTATTATTAACAGAAGAAGTTAAATAATCATAAGGATGTATTGAAAGACATATCTTTCCTTTGCGTTTCGATTTAAATTGTTGAGCAAAAGTAGAATAAAAATTTTGTAAATTTATTAATTGGGTTTGTTCCTCTTCATCAAAAAAGAATTTAAAAGCTTTTGCGAATTTCATTCCTTCTGTAATAGTAAAAGTTTTATTTATATAACCAGTCCAAGTACGAGTTACTTTATTTTGAGCAAAGCCTTGTAATCCTACTGCATCATATAAAAAATCTTTAAATAATTCTCTAGAAATATCATCTTTAAAAAAAGAATATAACCCAAACTTAAATTTTGAAAAATCATCTGTAATTGCATCTTCATTTTGAACTGAAATTTCAATAGTATCTCCTGTAATAATTAATTGTTTTCCAAATAATTGATATAATGAGTTTTTATTTTCAGCCCATTGTTTTAAAATATCTTTTAAATAACTAGGATAAAAATTAAAATTGTCTGAAATGATATGACTGATAGGAGCAATAAAAGATTTATATTCAAGCAAATAACAAAACTCCTTTATTTTATTTTTTCTTATATAAATATTATAATATAATTTTTAACAATTGTAAACAAAAATGACCTATTATTGGACATCTATTAAAAAAAAATGTATAATAATTATGGAATAAAAAAACTTTTTGAAAGGAGTTATAATATTGACAAATTATATATATTTTTTTATTTTATTTATATTAATATTCTTTTTTAAAAAAGAAGATATCATTTCTATATTTTTAATTAATATTATTATTTTTAAATATTTTACATATTTAATTTCAGATTTTTATTATAATACTTCTTAATTTTCTTTTTCAACATCTATAAAAGCTGGCACAGAATCTGTTTTAAAATTTACATAATATCTTTTTTTAGAAATTACATAAAAAAAACTTAACAAAGATCCTACTAACATTCCTAAAAGAAAAACTATAACAATTAATTCTGGAATACTTAAATTTATATTCATATTATAAATCACACTCATTTTCTAAATTTAAAATATAATTCTTCATTAAAGTACTCTTGCAAAAGGCCAAAATAAAATATTGGAATTTTAATATATTTATTTTCTTTATAAATTTTTTTCATTAAATTTCCACCACCTTTTACAAATCTCTAATTGAAATTTATTAGCATTTACCACTTGGTCAAAAGTAAAAGTAATATATTTTTTTTCTTTTCCATGTAAAATTGCATTATAATTATCTCTTACCATTCGACAAAATTCATGATAAGGAAGCCCAAATAATCTGGCAAATAAAATATTATAACTACCATCAATAGAAGTATTAATTTGATTATATACTATTTCATCTATAACTATCATTTTATGATTTTTATAGCTAACACTATCAGTTACATGAAAAGGTAAAATATTCATATTAAAATCTCCTTTTGTAGCTCTTTACAACCAATGAGTTCTTCCTCTGACAATCTTAAAAATTGTTTCCATTCTTCTGCATTTTTTGGTAGTTCAATAGAGTTAATATCTAAAATTTGCCCAGAAAATTTAATAACGTTTATATTTTCCTGCGGAATAAAATCCTTTTTAATATAACGAGAAACAGTAGATGCAGAAAAACCAACCTCTCGTGCGACAGCCGCATATGTTCCTAATTTTTTATATAATTCATTCATTTCAATTATATCTGACTCTTGTACTAATTTTCTAGGCATAATTTTGACTCCTTCTTTTTAGTATTTAGATAAATCAAACCCAGCTATATTAGCATATTTTATTAATTGTTTATTAGAGGCATATTCTATATCTATGACCTCAATTACAGCCATGGGAAAACCAGAATACATTGCACTTCCAAAATATTCAATTAAATCTTTCCTCAATTTTTCATAATCCATTTTATTTTCTCCTTAAAAATATATTTTTCTTATATAAATATTATATAATATTTTTTTATATTTGTATATAAAAAAAATAGAGGCGATTAAACCTCTATTTTTATATATTATTATTTATAAAATTTATTAGCAAAGAGTCCTGAGGTTATTAATAATAAACCTCCTAAAAATATTGGAATAGTATTTGCCCCAGTTTTAGGAAGGTCTGGGAGAGGAATAGTTTCTGGAATAACTTCAATAGGAGTGATAGGGAAAATTATTTCTTCTTCGGTTATAATATTATCATCATTATTATTTTCCACATTATAGCTATCATCGTTATTTCTATCATTATCATCATCATCATCATTAATATCATCATCATTAATATCATTATCATCATCATCATCATCATCATCATCATTAATATCATCATCATCATCATCAATATCATCATCATCATCATCATTATCATCATTATTAATATCTATAGGACGTACTTTAAACATATCTTGCTTCCCGTCTATCCAAATATGATAAGGACCAACATCAGTCCAATCTTCTGGAATTTCAAGTAATTCAATTATATAACTATTATCATTAATCTCTATTGCGCTTATTTCTGTTTTGCTTAATGTTAATAATTCTTGTCCTTTCTGTCCAGTAACAGTAATAATTACCTCTAATGAAGATCCTTCCTCTATATCCCAATTTCCTTGGCTGTGAACATAAACTGTTTCACCAGCTTCATAAAAATTTTGATTTATAATTGTTCCGGATTCATTTGTTAATTGGATTCCTACTTTTTTGTCTTGAATATCTCTATCTTTATCTCTAGCATCTACCCTAGGGATACAAGAGAAAGTAAAAACGAACATTAGAAAAACTAATAAAACTCCAATTTTTTTATTCTTTTGGATCACCATAAATTAAACTCCTTTTTATCTTACTATTTTATTTTTTTAGAATACTGATTATTACTAATTAAATTAACTCCTAAAATTTCATCATAATGGATTTCATGATTAGGTTTAAAACGACCAAATTTTATAATAATATTTTTAAATTTATATATCCAATAAAATTTATTTATTATTTCTTCTTCAGTATATCCTGTGTATATGACAATATCATCATTACAAGCGAATCTAAAAATTTTAATAAAATTATATAAATCTTCTTCACTATCAAAAGGTTCTAATCCAGAACATACAATAGCTTGAGTAATTGGATTTTTAAAGTATTTTTTAATAATATCTTCAATAGTACAATATATATTAGAAGCTGTGGCCATATCGCTATTTTGACATAATTGTTGTTTATTTTCTATATCACATTTAAAATCACAAAAGGGAAACATTAATAATAAACTTGGCTTTTTATAATTTATAAAATCTTCTTCGATAATCCCTTTTAACAACATATTATATCTCCTGTAATTGATTTAATTTAAACCAATCTCTCATAAAAAATTCTTTACTTCGAGGTTCTGAATAAGTTCTTTCCGCAGTTAAAAATCCAACAATTCTTTGATAAGTAGTAACAGATGGGTTGCCACAAGTTGGACAATGTTCTCCATAAAATCCATGATTATTTTTGCAAACATTTATTTTTAAATTAAAAGCAAAATAAACTACTCCTGTATCTGCTATAAAATTTAATAATCTCCAAGCTACTTCTTCATCTTCTAAAGGCGCATCTAAATTAAAATGCGCGATACTTCCTCCATTACAAGCCTTGTCTAAAATCGCACTTAATTTTATTTTTTCTGCAATACTTGTTTTTACTCCTAAGGGAATCCATTGATTCCCATATAAAGGTAATTCATACACTTCATCAGGAAAAAAGAAATAATCTTTTTGCATTAAAATAGCTGCCGCACGTTCTCCAGGAATTTGCTCAATATTTATACTATAGTCTTTATCTTTTCCAAATTTATCTTTAGTATTATTAATTAATTGTAAAATTTCTTTAGCAAAGTTAACTCCTTGATCAGTATATAAAGTATAGCCAAATTCATCTTTATAAGTAAAATTATATTTTTGCAAAGCTTCATATATTCCAATAATTCCTATTGTATTATATTGAGACTCTAATTTCATTATATCTAATGAATAATTTGGTAGTAATCCTTTTTCAACATTTCTTCGAATAATATGCCTTATCACATCTAATGTTTTTAAACATAATATAACTTTTTGTTCTAACGCTTTTAAATATTCAAAAGGAGTAGTATGTTCATAAGCTAATCTAGCTAAGTTAATAGTGTTAACTTTTACACTACCTACTTCTAAAGCAGTTGCGCCGATTGAATTAAAATAACCTAATTTTTTTACATCAGATATTAATCTACAACAATTAGAAAGACTAGAGATATCATCACTTATAAAAAAATTACTATCAGCCCATTGCATATTATGTCTATTGCACCAACGAGCAAAATCTTCATCTACAAATTTTTTATTTTCATCTCTAAGTAAAGAAAAACTTAAAACAGGAAAAGTCATCATGTTGTCAACTCTAATTTTTGAAACTATTTCCATAAATCTTTTCTGATATTCTATTATCTCGTCTAAATATTCTATAATATAACTTCCATCTGGAAATTCCTTTCCTCCAAAAAGTGCTTCCAAATAAGGTTTATCAAAAATAGAAAAATTAGTAAAAGCACTTTGTATCCCACCACGCAAATAAGGTTGATTTAATTTATATATAATTTCTTGAAAATTTTGATCTCGATAGTATTCTGGTGATTTTATATAATAATTTTCCTCACAATCTTTTTTCCAAAAATAAAAAGAATAAATTAAAAAAGAAGGTAGCCCAACGGCTCCACTACTTCTATTACAAGTCCAACTAACAAATTCACCAACAAAATCTGTGTATGTACTTAAATGTTTTGGAGGTTGCGCATTAAAATTTTCTATAAAAAATAGACCTTTATTTACTAAATCTTCTAAATCATAGGCATAACAATAAGGTTTCATTGTCGCATTATAAGCATCATGTAAATAAAAATGTCCGTCCCATTCATTTTTCAACCATTCATTAGCAGTTTTAAAATCATATTGTTTATTTAATTCATAATATATTTTATTAAAAGCTAAAAGTTTAGAATGTGGTTTACTCATTTCATTCTCTAAAGAAACTATGTCTTTATGATCCACATTAGAATTTCCATCAATTGAAGAATCTGCTACTATTTGTTTATCAATAAAATTATCAATAAAATCAGTATAACTTAATTGACTATCTGCAAAACCATTTAAACGAGCCATATCTTCTCCATACTCAATTAACATTTTATTAAATTGAGTAGTAAAATTTTTATTTAATTTTATATCAATTTTCATTATTTCCCCTCCTGATTTCTTAACCAATCAAAAGCTCCAGTAAAACCAAGAAGAGTTCCATCAACTTCTAAACATGGAACCATTCGGAGACCCTTGGCCTTCATAACTTCAATATCATCACATTCTTCATAGGGAATATTTTTTTCATTCATGATTTTTTTTAATAGTTGACATTTATTACAAGTAGGTGTGGTATAAATAATTAACAATATTATCCTCCTTTGGCAAACTTTTTGTATAATTTTGAATAATTTTATTAATCTCATAAGTTATATCTTTATATAATATATTATATACAGTTATCCAATTTTGATTATCAAAAGTAATATGAATTATATAATGATTATGTTCACAATCCTGCATAATTTTAATATTATTAAATTCTTGCATATCTTTTCCTCCTATATATTATTATTATATCAAATTTTTATTGAGTTGGCAATAAAAAATAAAGCTCAAAATTAATTGAGCTTTATTTTAAAAATTTATATATTATTTTTCTATAGTAATAACATTATATATAGGATCATTTAAAACTTCTAACATAAGTTCATAAGCAGATTTATTAATACTATTTAAAATATATTTAAAAACTGAAGGAGATTGACCCGAAATAAATTGAATTTTTGGATTTTCCATCCTATCTAAATAAATATCATGTCTAGAATCTACATTCCACATAATAATTTTTGGTATTTCATAACCATAACTATTAAATTTCTTCTCCATAGATTGGAAAAAAGACCAACATGTATTGTCTGTTGAAAAATGATCTATCTCCCCATCTGAAATTACTATGATAGCTTTTGGCATATCTTCCGCAGGTACTTTTCCAATAATCCCAGTTTTTAGGACAAGATCAAATGCTGCTTCTAAATTAGTATTTTCTACAATTGAAGGAATTTTGTTAATTTTAGATTGTAAAGTTCCAAATTCTGGTAAATGTATAAAACTAGGTTTATGACTAAAAGTTAAAAAACAATTGCGAAAATCTCCATGATTCCGCTCTGCAAAATAAATAGCTAACCCAATAGATGTATGAATAGGACGTCCACTCATTGATCCTGAAGTATCCGCCATTACTAAGATATTATTTTTTCTTTCAATATAATTAGGTAAAGCTATCCATTGTAATTCTAAAAATTCATTATAATCACATTTAAAAAATTCTTCCTCATCACTGCGCATCCAACCCCAGCTATAACTTAAATTTAATTGTTCTAATATATTATAAGGATATAAAGTATCAGCATGAAGTTTAGCTTTTCCTTCTTTTACGTCTTCCATATAAGTGCGGAAATTTTCAGGGACATGTTTATAAAAAGCTTTATGGTATCGAGTCATTGCTAAGGAAGGTACTTTATTAAAATCTATTTTTTCCCATTCCTGATTACTCATTTTTCTTTCTACTACCTCAAGTTGACGACGAAGAATAGATAAAATTCTTCTATATTCTTGAGGTTTTAATCCCAATTTTTTACAAGTAATCCTTCCTAGTTTTCTACTTTCTTTTGAGGAAGTATTAATACTTTTCATCCATTTTGCTAAAAGACTAAAAGGCTTATGATTATTGTAATTATCAATGTCAGTAATAAATTGAATAGTGATTAAATCCCACATATCTTCTTCTACTGGAGTACCGACAAGTGCAAATAAATCATCCCATCTCCCAAAAATAGGGACACAAAACATATTTATTTTTAAAACTTCAGGGTCATTAAATGCCAACCATTTTAAGATATCTTTAAAAACAGCTCTTTCTCCTAACCCACCACGAATATTCCGTGCATAAAAAGCCATTTTAGTAGCTAATAAACGATCTTCTTTATAAGCTTTTGAAAATTTTGAATAAATGTCTTTTGCATTTCTTGAGCGCAAAGAGCCAATAGACGCAAATAAATCCAATAAATTACTTCCAGTTGAAGAGTATGCATCCGCGTAATTTTCAGTCTTTCTATTCGGAATTCTTTTAGTTTGATTTATAAATGAATTAGTCATATTAATACTCCTTTTCTAGATACATTTTTAATTTGCTGTTAGTATCTTAACCTTATATAAATATTATATCATTTTTTTTATATATTGTCAAAAAAATTAAGCTTTATTAGCCTCTTGGAAATCATTTTCTGTATAAATATAACTACCAACATGACCACAACGAACATTAGTATTTAAAACAATTTTATATCCAGCATCAATAGCTTTTTTACAAAAAGCCAAATCTTCTGATAACATAGTCTTACCAGAAGAAGAAGGAATAGGAACAAAATAAGGTTTTTCTATTTTTCCACTTCTAAAAATATCTAAATTAATTAAAAGACATCCACAGCCGCACCCATCTATTTCCATTAATTCATAATGAAAAGCATTAAGTGGAGCAAAACCAAAATGTTCTTCTTCTTTTTTCCAAATATATGCTGTTGGATAATGTGGTGGCATTCTCATAAAATATAGTCCAGAAATAATATCTACTTGATATTTAATTAATTGCTCTATGACATCTTCTGGAAATGTCATATCACTATCTAAAAATAATATATAATTAAAATCATTCTCTAACGCATATTCAACAAAATCTTCTCTTGCTTGATGAATTAAAGTATTACTAATAAATTTAACACCAACTTCAAGATCTACATATAAATTACATCTTGAATATAATCCTAATAAGGAAGTTACAAAAGGCTCAGGAAAAGTCCCCATATGAGGTATTGCTACTAATAACTTTGTTTTGTTTTCCATATATCCTCCTATTGATATTTAATAATTTTAAATATTATAATTCTTCTCTATTTTTTATTTTATCATGTTTTTGGATAGTAATAAAAAATTGATACTTATTTTTTGGTCCACATAAAGTTTTCATAAAATCTACTCGTTCTTCTTCTGGATATTCTGGATACCCTCTAGATCGTAAACATTTATATTGTTTTATACAATATTGACTATTACATAAAATACAAAAAGCCATTTTACTTACCTCAATTAACTATCAATATAATTAATTGCCATTTTATCAATAATAAAAAAAGGTTCATTGTTAATATTAAAATCTAAAAGTAACCAAGCACCAATAGCCCAATTAGTTTTTATATATTGATTTGATTCATAATTTAATATATAGACAAGTTTTGCATTTATATATATTTTAATATTAGATATGTCAAGGACTAAGGCAATTAGATGCCAATTTCTATCTTTGGGAAGATAGCTATCTAAAATTACTTGAATATTTTTTATTTGTTTATAAGTTAATTGTGTTAAACTTTGTAAAAAATCTTCTCTTAAATAATCTTTCCAAAAAAGAGGATTAAACCAATCTTCATAAGTTTGTATTATTTTCATAATTTATTCCTTTTTTGTGTTTTTATAATCAATAAAATTTTGATTATTATATGTGTATTTTCCTATATGGCCGCATTGAATGGAAGTGTCTACAAAAATAGGAATATTAGCCTTTTTTAATTTATAACAAAAAGCTAAATCTTCTCCCAGCGAATTTGTATGATCTTCTGATAATATAGGGAAATAATAAGGAGGTTCAATAAAATTAAATATTTCCATATTAATTAATACACACCCATGACCAACTGCATCAACTGATAATAAAGTATTTTCTTCCCACTCATCAATAGGGACATATTTAGGAAATTCATTTTCATCAGATGTATTAATATATATACAAGGATCATAATCAGGTACTCGTTTAAAAGCTAAAGCTGCGACAATTGCTTTTTGATGTTTAATTAATTTAGCTATTATATCTTCAGGTACTTCCATATCACTATCTATAAATAAAATCCAATTTATTTTATTTTCTAATGCATACTGAACAGCAGATTCTCTAGCATCATATATTAAAGCATTAGCAATAAAATGAAAAGAAATTTTTAAATTAGCAAATTGATTATTAAAATTTTGCATTTTTAAAATAGAAGTCATAGTTTCTACGGGAATGTACCCTGTATGAGGCATACAAATTAACAAAGAAAAAATAGGAGTTTCTTTTTGATTAATAGTTTTTTCTTTAATTTTTAACCCTCCAATATTATTTTATAAGTAATTTTATTGATTATTTATATTAATCTCCTAAGTAAGTAAATAAAAAAATTGCTATAAATAATGTTCCTAAAAAACTTCCTAATATTAATGCCGACATTTTGTTCCCCATTTCTCCTTTCAAAAAAACTGTAATAATAATAATTACAGTTTAATTTAATATTATATAGTTTGTATAGTTCTAATCTTAGTAACTATCCCTTTTAAATTGAAATTTTTATTAATCATATCGATTAATTCGACTTCAGTCATTTTTCCTATATATTTATTATTTTTATCATATTTATTAAATAAATTAGGACTACAAATGTAAGTCATTTTCAATCTCCTTTTTTTTCAAGACTCTTTATTGCTAGAGTTTTTATAAGAAACTTGCATTAATTGCTGTAAGAGCCTTATTATATTATATTATTATTATTATAACAAGACAAATATTTCCAAAAGAGAAATATAAATATTTCCAGAAGATAAATATAAATTGCTGAAATTGTCTATAACATAATAATAATTTATATAAAGATATATAAAATATATCTTTTATGTAAAACTTAAGTTATGGTGGACGTGAGGAGAGTCGAACTCCTGTCCGAAATATTATCCTCAGACCTTTTACTTAGCATAGATTGTAAAGGACAATCAACCTATTAAGGTAACAAAAGGAAGGAATCTAATGTGCAATTCTTTAAACTCAGGTAGATGCTAGCACGCTCTACCGTTTTGTACTTAATTATAGCTTAAGCTGCTAGTAATTGAGGTTCGTCAATTATTTAAAGTTTAATGTAGGTCATTACCCTGCTAAGAAGTCTTTACTTTCATACCCCGTCGAAACCTTTACACGCCCATATTTATTTTATTACCTTATAATATATTATATAAAATTTTTTAATCTTTGTCAAATAAATTATCACAAGATCCTTCAAGAGATTCAATTAATTCTAAAATTCTATCAACTGACGTTGTAATTACCTCTAAAATTTATATATGGTGCGAGAAGAAGGACTTGAACCTTCGATCTTTCGATTATCAGTCGAATGCCTTAACCACTAGGCCATTCTCGCATAAGTTATATCAAATAAATAATCTTTTGCAAATTTAATTCCTTTTATTTGATTATTTTTTGTAGGTTCTATTCTTAATGTAATACCACGATTATTTTCTATATTGATATTCTTTAATAAATAAGATTGTTCATTTTCATAACAAAATAAATAAAAATAATCACAATCTTCTAATGTATACTGTTTATTACAATAATAATTAGCAGAAGTTAAATTAAAATTTATTTTCCCATCTATTATTTTTTCACAGGATTTGACTTGAATTTTAAAAACTTTATTATCTTTTAAAACTATTAAATCATAAGCACAATAATCTCCTAATGGTAAAGATACTTCATATCCATTTTTTATAAAATCATATTGAGCTTTTAATTCGCCTAAAAGACCTAATTGTTTCGTATTAATTTTTATCATCTTCCATGTATTATTAATCTTGGAGCCTATTAATATAGACTCCTCGTTCTTAAAGCTCATTAAGCTGCTTTTTTAAACTTATTAACATCAATTAGATCAATTTTTCCAAAGACAAATTGTGACAACATTACTAAGGCTACAGCAACTGCTAAGATAGCTATGGCAGAAACAAATCCTGCAACACCAATTCCGAAGAAACTTGCAAATGGAGTAACGATAGTTATAAATAAGAAAATAACAAATAGAGCTTTAAGAGTAGTTCTAAAACCATCAACCATGTATTCTCTCCTCCCTTCTAAAAAGATATGGTGGAGGTAACAGGGATCGAACCTGCGACCTTCTCGGTGCAAACGAGATGCTCTCCCAATTGAGCTATACCCCCATGGCACCAATGGTAGGGCTCGAACCTACAACAGGGTGATTAACAGTCACCTACGCTACCTAATTGCGTCACATTGGTAAGAAGAAGGAGATATTTAGTTAAAAGTTAAAGAATATGGCGGAAGATAGAGGACTCGAACCTCTGCGACAATAATGCCCTAGTTGATTAGCAATCAACCCTCTTCACCAACTTGAGTAATCTTCCATAATTTTCCTCTGCGTTTTCTGGGCTTGGAACCAGCATTGGCCGCATTAAAATTAGAAGTATGGATTTCTAATTTTTCTTCTGTTCGCTCTTATAATGATAATCTAAAATTTCTTTTGATATTTTCAGAAGAGCGATTTTCATATTCTCGCTCATGTTTTACTCCTTTCTTAAAATTATGGCAAGAGTAGTAGGACTCGAACCCTACATTATATAATTGGCAAGGACTGTAGGATTCGAACCCACACTTATGAGTTTGGAGCCCATCGTGCTACCATTAACACTAAATCCCCTTAGTAGATAGGCTTATTATTTTTTTATAGAACTATATCACCATCATGAAGAGGCCAAATCTGACCATTTTTAATTTGAACAACTCGATCATAATGATTACATTCCATATTTTCTATAAGAATTCGATGATCTGACATAGTTTCTTTTACTTTTTCTAAGGTTAATTCGGTACCTCTATAAAAATAATTAGAATAGTTTTTAGGTTTTCCCTGTAATTCTTCTCCATCTAATTCTACAACTTCTCGATCATAGAATCTAAAACCAGGACAATTTTCAGGAGCATATTGAATTTCTCTTGCTGGAATTTCTTTATTATAAGTTTCTGCCATAAGAATACCAGGTTGTAAATACTCAACAAAATACTTAATCATAATTTTCTCCTTTATTCAACTACTTCTATGGTTTGTTTTAGAATAACTAAATTTGAAAAACCATTTTCTAATAGAGATTGTTTACTTGATCGAGCTTCTTCTATAGTGCTAGAATAACTTATATTATCTAGACTGTTATTTTAAAGTTCTTCTGCTACTATATATACTGTACTTAAGATTCCTAATTCCACTAAGTCAATCCCCTTATAATTAATTTGGAGTGTACGAGGGGATTTGAACCCCTAACTACGGGAGCCACAATCCCGCGCTCTACCAGTTGAACTACGCACACGTCGATGATAATAAATTGGCTAGATTTATTATTAAGGTTTATCCCATCCTATGGCTTTTGATGTTTGAACATAGGTATCATTATTTTCTGCTCTTAATTGACCAATTCGCTGTCCCCAATATTGACCTACTTCTCCTTGTAACCAAGGATCGCCAATAGGAGCAAATCGCCAATGTTTCATCAATTCATATAAACTTTTTTTATCTATTGTAGCTTTTACTTCTGGTGTTAATTCCATAATAAAACCTTCTTATTTTTAATTTAACCTCGCAGTTATTTATCCAGGGAGCGAGTGAACCCTGTAGCGGTGACCCCGTGTTTAAAGAGCTTTCTGCACGCCGCACTGACCAGCTCTTATATATTAATTTTAATTATTATTTGGTGGATCCGTCAGGACTTGAACCTGAATAGAATGACTTATGAGGTCACCTCTTTACCAATTAAGAAACAGATCCAATATGGCAGAGATGAAAGGATTCGAACCTCTAATTCCTGGGTCAAAGCCAAGTGTGATAACCGATTTCACCACATCCCTATATAAGAGTGATTATTGCGAAGATGCCATCACTCACGGCGTCCAGTTTTTAAAGAGGGTCTGCAACCTCTATTATTAAAATAAAATTATAAACATATGGTGCAAACAGAAGGATTCGAACCTACAACCCCTTCGGTGTAAACGAAGAACTCTACCATTGAGTTATGTTTGCATGGTAGCGGAGGAGGGATTCGAACCCTCAACTAATAGCTTATGAGGCTATTCTGCTAACCTTTGCATCACTCCGCATTATGGTGGGCTGGGAAGGATTTGAGCCTCCACCCTCAATAGGGACTTGTGAGTTACAGCCACATCGCTTGCCGTTCGCGCATCAACCCATAATTT